TCAGCTTTGCCTGAATATCTAATGGCGCGATTCAAGATTCCAATTTCCTCCCTCGTCAGCACGACACAAGTCTCGCGGACATGGCGGCATCCGGCTAGGAATGCACGGGCACGGATTGCTTCTATTTGATCGCGAAAAAAGTTACCGCCTTCATTGTCTAATGATTCGGCATATATCTCCGCAGCCTCTTGGTCGGTCATGGTTTACTCGCAATTCTTTCTCTGATTTTGATGTCATCTTTGTGGCTAAATACTTCCTTCAAGTAAGGCTCCTGATCGTACCAACTATCATTGCAATCGGTTTGCATGTGCACATTTTTGTGCTCTCGATGTGTCCATAAAAACCACAAGCCACGAGCCGCCCAATACCCGCCCTTAAATACTGGGTCATTAAAACCTGTTTCCGCACATTCAACACCGACAGGGGGTCTGCGGCATCCAATCACATGCGAAAACTCGTATGCTTTGTGTAGATCGATATATTCTTTACATTCGCCGCAAACTAAATAGTGCTCAACGCCCATTATGAAGCCTCTTGGTCGGTCGGGGTTGGGGTGTTCATAATTCACCCATGCGTTGAAAATCCTTGTCATTGTTATGTCGGAAAGGAATCGGTTCTTTACCAGCGTCAACCCACCAATGCTGAAATGTCTTGGACCAAGTGCAGACAACCAATCGAGCAGATGGCTTATGCAGAAATACAATTAAAGCAGGAATTTTAAATTTTGTTCGTGGTCTTTTCACTTCGTCCCCTCTCGTATCTGGCTTGATGTTTTCATGGTTTTACCGGCAGGAGGCTGAACACAACCTCGTCATGGGCGAGCGGTAAAACATATCCAATTCGAAACTCTAATTTGCGGCCCGTATAACCTTTCTCGGTTTCTCCAGAGGATGCGCCTTCCGGCAGTTCTTCATCCGTCATAGGTCTCATTTCTGGACTCCATTCATGTAGAACAACTGAGTCGTCGAATTGAAATCCACGATCAGAATTATCTCTGCGTTCAAAAGTCTTTGAGCCATCTCGAACGCGCTCAAAATAACATGGCCAACATTTTAATTCGTGTCTCATCACAACCCCTCTCGTATCTGGCTTGCTTGTTTGAGTGCTTCTCTGAGCCCTTTAAAGCCGTCACTCATTTTAACAAACGGATTTTCCTGCTGAATATCACAAGGTGCCAATATAATAGCAATAGCATCCTCCAGCAACTTTGCGACTTGGCGTTCGCGAGATAATTCGTCGGCTGCCGTTTGCCAGTGGTTAAACGCATTCTGATGTGAAAATTTCTCCTGATCTAATTTGATTCGTTCCTCGTCCAGGAGTTTGAACAAAAATTCAATGGGGCTGTTGTGAATGAATGGCTTATTCTTGATCCAATCCTCACGAATCTCGCGCTCTTTGTCAGATGTGGCGTCGGTCATGGGTCCACTTTTTCGTAAGTCATATTAAAAAGGTAACTATCCCTTGACGACAAGTGTTTCATAAATCCTCGGTTGCCGCGTACTTGACGTAACTTCTTCGTAAGTTCTGCAATCCACTGTTTAAATGTCCCATCGGGTTTTCTGTGTTCTTCTCAAGCAGCAATGCGACTGCCGTAACTAAATCATTCGCCCGCTCTCGCTCGATGCCGCGCTCTACGCCGAGTTTTATAAAGCTGCGAACATGAAGTTGATTACCGCCAATGCGCAGGTGCTCTTGATAATCGTCCCATTCCTTCTGCGCATAGGCCTCGGCGGCTTCGCGGTCAGCGTCTGTGAGATCTACTCCTGTAATCTGACAATTGATGATCATGGTTTTTCCCGTATTTTCGTTTCCGTCTTAACAGCCCATTTTTTAAGCTGATTAAACTTCGGCGGAAGATCTTTGATATCTGGCTTCTTTGGTTCTCCGCCATTTGCCCGCCACTTCGCATACATTTCAAGGAGCTCTTGCCGTGCTGTTTTCTTAGATGGGATCACTTAGCAGCCTTTAAAAGTTCGATAAGTTTCTTGCTCTGAGCGATCCGCCATTCAGTTCTTTTAGCATTAGCAGCATTAGCAGCATTAGCAGCATAAGCAGCAGCATCAGCAGCATAAGCAGCAGCATTAGCAGCAACAGCAGCAGCAGCAGCAGCATTAGCAGCAACAGCAGCATTAGCAGCAACAGCAGCAGCAACAGCAGCAGCATAAGCATTAGCAGCAACAGCAGCAGCATCAGCAGCATAAGCATTAGCAGCAACAGCAGCAGCATCAGCAGCATAAGCAGCAGCATCAGCAGCATAAGCAGCAGCATTAGCAGCATTAGCAGCAGCATTAGCAGCAGCATTAGCAGCATTAGCAGCAGCATTAGCAGCAGCATTAGCAGCATTAGCAGCATTAGCAGCAGCATTAGCAGCAGCATTAGCAGCAGCATCAGCAGCCCGCCAATCCTCTTCCGCTACAGTCGCTCCAGATAATTGAAGCGTGTAAAGATCGGCGACCGATTGAATCGCGGATATTTGAGTATTAGTTCGGGCGAATTGAATAACTCCATAAACCGCATCGGTCAGAATCCAAACCGCGAATGCGGGCCAAACATTTGAAAGATCGGCTCCTGGTTTTATTGCCTCTAAAAATCTGCGTGGCCAGGTCTTCGCTAATTCATTTGGAATATTCTCAAAAATTCCATCCTCGAGACGAGCGAGGATTCGAGGAATCCCCAGCTCGGTTTCGAATTTCGAGTGTTCGTTTCCATGGATAGTACAACCCACGGCGCATCCTTTGCCGTTTTGCCAGTAATGGCCTTTGACAATTTCGTCGGCCTTTTCGTGCATGGTTACGCGGTCAAGGTACTGCTTCTTAATTTTCGGATCATTGTGGAATGCGATCATTTTATATTTCCTATTTTTGGTTATGAATAAACTTCATTTTTTGGCAAAACGTCTCTTAATGCTTTTAAGTCATCATTATATGATTGGACTTCGTTATCCGTGAGGTCGCGTTCACCGACTCGGTGCTCTTCCAATACATTTTCAATATTGATAATATCTTTGGATAGTTCTTGGTATGTTTTCCTATTCGTCTTCCATAAGGTAGAGAGACCGTTGAAAGCTTGAGCAAGAGCCTCTTCTAATTCATCAGAAACATGGCGGATCTCCTGAAAATTACCGGCAGCATCTGTCAAAACTAAAATAGCTTTCTCAACATCCTTTTCATGAATCTTATAGTCAGATAGATCAATAGCGTTGTTCATTAAAATTCTAATTACCGGAGTAACGTCTCTTCCCTGGACTCGGATTGTTCTTTTCCCGCTACATAGTTCTCGGTGGAAATTAACGAAGGCAGCTCTCAGCATTTTATAAGCTTCAAAAGGCGTCATTCAAAACTCCCATTGTTTGAAGGATAGACAGTTTCATCGTAAGTGTATTTGGCCCCTGGTGTTCCTTTTGGCGGAATCTCTTCGAGACGATCCGGTGACTCTTGACCATTCTCATCCGTAGACCATTTCACTACGGTTTTAATTAGATTTAAAAAGGTACCCTCATCGGCTGGTTTTCCGTTTGTGTATTTATGTCCATCGAGAGTGATGTAGTACTGATCGGTGCTGTAGTTCCACTCTTGGATGAGATGATCATTTATGTAGATCGAGCTGTGGGGATTCATTGTGTCCATAAGATCTCCTATCAAAAAGGTAATTCGGATTCCGTTGGCCATGGCGGAGTTTCAAACGATTCGTGGCTATTGAATTTCGTGTCTAATATTTCATCGATTGGATCTATGTTAGGCTTTTTTTTAGCGTTGAAGTAGAGTTCAGCTTTTTGAGTGAGGGTGAGTGCTGGTCCTTGCACTTTTTGATTTTTTTCGTCAGCCATTTTTTTAATATCGTTAATGTACTTTCTAAGATCCGTGTCGCCGAAATCTTTAAGAGCCGTGCCTTTGTGTTTCCCAAAATCGATCACATAATCAGCAGCATAAGAGCTAGGGCGTTCAGGATGGGCGAACTTCTCTGGGACTTTGAATGGTGTTTTCGATTGAGGCGCGACTGATTCAATAATTTTAGTAGCAGTATTTGATTGAACTGGAGCATCAGCCAACCTCTCGCCTTCCTCAAGTTCGTGAGTGAAGGCTGTACCATAACCGCAAAGAGCCAATGCGCGACCTACGGCTCCAGTGGAAGCTTTCTCATCAGCGTCTTTGAAATGGGCATAATCTTCTCGCTTAACGGCATCGGCTAGGATGGAATATAACCCATCCGGATTTCGAAGCTCGATTGTCGCTCTGTAAATCACAAAATCTTTTTCTCTGTGAACGCACTCTGTGGTGATCTTTCCCAATGGATGTTCTTCACGAAACCACACCACTCGGTGGGTTACTTGAAGATAGTCTTTTCCTTGAAGACTCATTAATGGAAGTTCAGTGCCTTTTGGTGTTCGGAATGTCTTCATTTTTCCTCCGGGAATAGTTTGTTCTCAGTGACACCGAGAGATTTACAAAGCTTAAGGCGAGTTTCTTCTCGAGAAGGAGCGAATCCTTGACGAGCATTATAGATAGTCGTGACCGATACCCCACTTAGCTTTGACAGCTGTAAATGGCCATTCGGTCTATGACGTTGAATCCAGTTCTCAATGATTTCGTAGTTTGATGTTCTCATGCCTTAAGTCTAGCTCAAGATGAGATAAAAATAAATGTTTTTTTTATTTAATTATCGTAAGATTCAGGCCTGCCGTATGCTCCGAATTCAATAAAAATGTTATCTATCTTATGGATAGCTGAAAGTGATGTATCAGGTTTATATGTCCAGAATTCATAAAATGAGCCTTTCACGATCTTATTACAGATCCGCAAAAGCTCCCGACCCTCTTCCCAATGTAGCCATTCCGGGTTATCTATGAGCATCTGGATCACAATTGCCGACCAAAGCTCAGAATCTATTACACCATTCCGGTTGAAGACCACGATCAAGCTCTGCAAACCCTTCTTTTCTCGTAAGATTGCTTCTTCCGACTTTGTATCTTTCATCATATGAGTTCTTTCTTGGATTAAAACTAAGTCTACCTAGGAACCTTGTGACGGTCCCATTGGTTCTATTTTTTGGAATACGGATATAAGTTTCATAGCAGCCGTCGTCAAGCCTGCTCCCTGACGATATCGTGATAACTTTCGTTGCAATCTTAGTTAAATCGCTTGAGCCATGGAATTCATCCATACCTGGAACAAGATCCTCATTTGCTTTATCTCTCTTCCTTAGATGGGCAACGAGTATGATGGGCTTTCTCTCCTCTAGAGCGAGCGTCCTAACTGTCTTGGCTAGCGTTTTCATTGCTCTATTTTCATTATCATCATCAAAATCGAAGTAATGGGCGTGATCTATAATGAAAAGATCTGTTTCAGGCGCATGACGGACAATATTCTCGATTAGGTCATTAATAGAGAAGCCTGAGGTTTTATAGAAGATGAAAAAGTCCTTATAGGCGTTGACCATAAACTCTGTTGCGCGATCTTCGTACTCTTGAAGGGGTTCAATAAAGTCGCCGAGCAGCCATCGATCGAAGCTAAAATTTGAAATATTTGGGCGATTAGGATCGGCATAAAACATCGCAGCAATAACTTGATATTTTAGGCGCCGTTCAATTTCATATTCTTCGGCCTCCAAAGCGAGGAAATGAACCCTCTTTCCGGCCGAAATGTTCGCAAATGCGATATTACAGCATAACTGTGTTTTTCCTACCCCGCTAGACGCTCCCAGAAGCACCAGGTCGCACGCACCAATGCCAAGAAGGGCATCGTCAAGGTAGCTGATCCCGAAGCTCCTGAGGCCTTTACGGGCGTTTTTTCGACTGCTTAATTCTTCGGCAATATTCTCAGAAACGGATTTAAACATAACTCACCACGTCACAACGTCGGCTGAAAGGTCGCGTGGCGGCAGCAAATTTATATAATCTTGCCACGGTCCGTCAAGTTTGGCGCCGAGAAAAGTTGAGAAGTGTTTTATGAACCTGGATTCGGTTTTCAAATCCTGAACTTCGCGGAAATAGTTTTTTACCGCAAGATCGAGCTTCGCATAAATTTCTGGGTTCATCGGGTTGCGATGAAGAAATTTCATTCCGGCCGCTTTCCCGCGTTTGAGTGGATAATTTTCGTACAGCGCGTCAAAATCAAAATCCCCCACACCCCCTAAAGAATCCTTTTCCTCTTCCTTCTCCTTAGCCCCATTAGATGGGGCGTGTACGGACCGTGCAAGGCCCTTCTTTTTTGTAAAGTGATTTACTTTTGAAAGGATAGATTTATGAACTGGGTTCTCAGGATTGAGGTCGCCATATTGAAAATCAATGAAGCTTTTGATGAAGATTTGACGATCAGAAAACCATGTTAATTCATCGCCAAAAGTAGCCACTAATTCTTCTTTTGTGACCTCTTCCTGGATATGAAAAGATAACAATTTTAGATTTGCATCCCATATCCCCGCATAGTCGCAATTATCGCAAATATAGAGCCATACAAGCTTCATTTTTATCGAAAGCTCGCTGAAATTATTCTTTTTCCACTTGTCTGTATCAGTAAATCGTTTTGCCAAATGTCGTACTCCTTGTTGATATATAGGAGTCGAATTGTTGACAGGTGGCATATAAGGATATAGCCTTCGAGACAATTCGATCCGCAAATTGAATTAACCCTGGGCTTGGCCCCAAGTCAAATACCCGGGGTCTGTTTTTTCTTTCATCCCGACTTGACATAGTCTTTTCTGAGTTGTTGAATTCTTGTAACAGTTACAAATTCAAAACTTGGAGATAAGATGGCAATGACAGTAGCGGAAGTATTGGCTTACCTCGCACCCCTCGCGCCGGTTCTTGAACCAGAAATTCTTTCCCTCGAAGGCGCTGGTATCGCTGAGCTCCAAACAGTAATCGCTGGCGTCGCCTCTCCCGACTTGAAGCTCTTACTCCAAGCTTTGGCTGGCGCAGTAGATTCTTTTGCTAAAGCGGAAGTAGCTAAGCTGTGAGTGGAATGGATCTTCCGGGGGAGGTTGCTCTTCCGGTAAATCCTATTTCTCAAGCTATCGATAATATCTTAAATATTTTAATACAGTCAGGTGAGGCGGCCGCAAAGACATATATCACAGCCCAAGTACCTATACTTGAGGCCCCCGTGGTCGATGTATTTACGAATTCAATCCTGGATGCATTAACGCAAGCCATTGAGAATCAAACAGCAAAGATTGTGGCAACGGTTGTAAATGATCTTCAGACTCAAATGCAGAACTCTACAGTTTTATCATCTGCAAACGCCCTCAGTGCCGCGCAGGCTCAAGGAGATAAAGGTGCCATTCAGGCAGCAACTACAAATCTTGTTAATGCTTACCGCAATCTCGGGGCTTTTAACGGGGTGTAGTGTTGAGATAAAGGATAAGACCTTTTATGGATCCCTCGGGACTTCTGGCGCGGCTGTGTTCCATGCTTTATCTAACAGTACTTCTGTTATCGATAATACTCAGTGGAATGCTGATTGGAACAATCTTTCTAACCCAATGATCTGTATGTCATCGAGTGACTTTACTGAGATGAAAAAAGAAGAAGAAAATCTTTGTTCATATTCGGGTAACTGCACACAAGCCCAAGTCTCTCAAATTAAATCTTTTATTAAACGAATAGAGGGCATGAGGAAATGATTGAAGGCGTAGATATCTCACATTGGGAAAACGTTTCTAATTGGCAATTGGTAAAACAGAACCAGCATTTCGTCGGAGTGAAAGTAACTCAAGCCTTAGATTACATTGATCCAAAATTCAAAGATGAATGGGCGAATTGCAAGGCGAATGGATTAAAGCGCATCGCTTATCATGTTTTGGATATGAACCAAGATCCGATCATTCAGGCGGCTTACTTCACTAATGCCATTGGACAGTTTGATCCAACTGATGCATTTGCTCTCGATTGGGAACAGTCGGTGAATAAATCGATTGATGGTGGAGCAGACGCATGCATGAAATTCTTCGCCGCTGTTGAGAAAGTCACAAACAAACCATGTCTGCTCTATGGAAGTTTCGCTGAAACGCAGGATATGAACTTCCCGCCTGAAGCAGCTCAAAGACCATTGTGGCTCGCCCGATATGGAGTAACAGCCACAGTTTCACCTGCTCCTTGGAAGAACTGGACCTTATGGCAATACACTGAAAATGGACAGGCCGCAGGAATTGGAAGCTGTGATCTGAATTATTTTAATGGCACCCTAGACGATCTCAATAACCTGTAAGGAATCAAATGGGCTCAATGAAAATTAAGCAGTTCAAAGATGTAGTTGCGGAAGCAAAAGCCAAGATCCCCCGTGATCAAAAAGCTATTGAGCAAGATTATTCGAACGCGGCCGCAGCGGTTGGCGATCAGCATTTCAAAATTGAAATTGAACGAGCAAAACTCAATCAATTGACAATGAAGCTCTCTGAATTCAAAGATGAGTTTGATCATTGTGTTAAATGGAATAAAGACAAAGCCGAAAAGGAAAAATCTTAATGCTTACGACTCTTCCGATTACGAGAGAAGAATTTGAAAAAATGGTTAACGTGGCTTGTGATGGAGCTGGTGTACCGATGGGCGAGGATAGTATTATTGCTGCAATCAACTATTTTCATTCGCTGGACCGTGATGAATGTAAGTTCGATCCAGATATTCTCTCAAATTATCTTCGTCGGGCTTATAGCAATCAAATGACATTTGATTACACCACTGAGATCAGACACAAACGCGAAGCAGAACGTGCAGAAAAGATGGCAGAAGGTCAACCCGCAACACCGACCTTGGTACCAGTTGCAAACTCAGCGGAGCATTGATTTAATTTCTCATGTGAAATGCAATCATTCGATATTTAATGAAAGCTGTTCTCATTGCAGAGATCTTCGGTCGAAATGGTATAAGAAATTGAGTAAATCATTTTCAGACATTGAAGATCACCGCTATGCAGAACCGCCTCTAAAATCATGGCATGGGCATATATTCAAGCATTTGACTGATCATGAATTCGAGGACAAGTACGAATATAATCACAAGGCCGAGAAGCTCCTGAGAACATTTAACTTTGAGAATGACACCCATAGGCGGATCTGGGAACTTCATATAGAAGGATTAACAAGCCCAGAGATAGAAAAGCAAATCAGACGTATGAAAAATGCGAAAAAGCAACTTACCATTAGAAACATCATCAAAGATTTAGAGCGTGAAGTCGTATGATCGTAAAGCTCCGTCCATTCAATAAAGACACAGACTCAGGCTTCATCATCGATTCGATGGCTAAGGCCCTATATAAAGAACAATTTCCAGATGCTAAGAGATATAAGAAATCTTGGTTTGAATCTATGCATAAAGAGATATTGTATAGAATAGAAAATAGCCAAGTACGCATAGCATGCAGCCATGAGGACGACGAGTTCTTATTGGGTTATGCCATTGATGATGCTTTTGTATTTGTAAAAGAAAACTATCGCAAACAAGGTATTGCTACACTGCTTTGTGAAAATATTAAAATGAGCGATGAATCTGGATATATGACCAAATTAGGAAAGAAAATCATTCAAGCCAAGGAGGCACACTTGACGAACCAAGAACAGCCAGAAGATAATAAAGCAATTGCTACCAAGAACATCGAGAAGCTTATCAAGTCTGGTTTCCCAATTAAGGTAGCTAAATTCGATCCAGCACTCACCTCTGGTTATGCCAATGCTGAATATGAATTCAATATGGCCTCGACCAATAAACTTAGAGTCCCTGACGAGATGTACTTAACTCCAATGGGGGTTATTGTTGTCCAGAACGGGAAAGTATTCGGCGGCACAGCCTACTCTTGGTCTGTATGACGCTGGACCGTCAAAGAAACAATTGAATAACTATGTTCAAGCCTGGGAATAAACTATCCACAGGTCGCGCTAAGGGTGCCGTTAATAAGCGCACAATTGAGTTTAGAGCGACTTTAGAGCGAGAAGGCTTCGATCCTGCCATGGCCATGCTAGAGATCTATAAAGAGGCAAAGAAGACATATGACAACTATGCCGTTATATACGACCAATTGATTGCCAATAAGATCAAAGCTGGCGATCCATTTCCGGTTGAAGATAAGGCCGATAAATATCTGAAGATTGCGGCCGATATGGTTAAGGATATCTCGAGCTATTGTTATCCAAAGCTTAAATCAGTTGAGCAGACTAAACAGAATCCTCTGGATGACATGACTGCAGAGCAGAAGCTTGAAACGATGAGAGAAGCAGTAAAGATGATGGAGCGTGAAGTTGGAGATTCATCTAAACGAATTGGTCCAGGAAGCGATAAGGATAACGGCGAGTCCTAACTTCATCCTCGATAATTTCCTATTCAAGGAGCAAATAGACTTTGTTAGAGATCCTGCTCGTTTTGCTACTGCCGTCTGTAGTGTGCGTGCTGGCAAGACTACCGCATGCGCGGCCGACCTTATTGATACTGCTCTTTCGATGCCTGGCACTACTGGCTTGTACATTACTCTGGCTAGGTCTAGCGCTAAGCGCATCGTTTGGCCTGAGCTTCATAAGATTGTAAGAGAATTTAAGATTGAGTGTTCGTTCAATGAAGTAGAGCTAGCGATTAAGTTTCCAAATGGATCTGTAATCTATTGCTCAGGTGCGAATACTGAGGCAGAAACAGAGAAACTCAGAGGGTTATCAAATGTTGCATTGGTTTACATTGATGAGAGCCAGGCTTTTAGATCGCATCTCAAAGAACTCGTTGAAGATGTTCTCGTCAAACGACTCTACGATACAAATGGACGGTGCCGGCTTATTGGAACTCCTGGACCAATTCCCTCCGGATACTTTCATGATTGTAGCAAAAGCTCCCAATGGGCACATCATGCTTGGACCCTCCACAACAATCCTTGGATTGAGCGAAAGTCTGGGCTCACAGTTTCCCAACTTATCCAGCAGGACATGGATCGAAAAGGCGTTACAGTCGATGACCCAAGCATACAAAGAGAGTGCTTTGGTCGATGGGTCCTCGACTCCCAATCCTTAATCCTTCAATACGATGCGGGTAAAAATCATTATGAGACGCTGCCTAAAGGATCTTGGAAGTATATTCTTGGTATGGATTTCGGCTATAACGATGCTGATTCTTTTAGTGTTCTGGGGTGGACTGATGTTTCACCAGATACTTATTTGGTTGAAGAAGTAATCAAAGAGAAACAAACCTATGAACAAATGGTCAAAAACTTCGAAGAGCTCCACGCCAAATACCACTTCCATAAAGTCAAAGCCGATCCCGGTGGCGGTGGGAAAAAGCTCATCGAGTCGCTCAGGGCAAGATACCCACTCCCATTCGAGTCGGCAGAAAAGACAGAAAAAGTTGCCAACCTCAAAATCTTAAACAATGCTTTAAGGACTGGACGATTTAAGGCTCGTAAGGATTCAAGGTTTGCTCAGGATTGTAATCTCTTGGAGCGAGATCTTGATAAGTCCACGCCAGACAAAATAGTAATCAAAGGACACTCTGATGCTGTTGATTCGGTTTTATATCCTTTCAAAGAATCTCCAGCTTACTATTACAAGCCACCAGTGGAAACCCCGAGACCGGGCACGCCTGGTTATTCGGATTGGCAAGCGAAAGAGTTTGAACGTGGAACTATGGATCGCTTAAATAGGGAACAGAAGGATAAGAAGTCTAAGGATCTATTGGATTGGAATGTTGGTTCAGATATGACGCCTGACTGGAACCGCTGGTGAATGAAGATGAGGTTCTCTTTAAAGTTAGAATGAGCAAGGATAGCAAAACAGCTTATCTCGAACTTGAGTCCAAAGAAGTAATCACATATGGGATATTGATCGATGCGTTGATAGATCTTGCTGATCAATTGAGTAAAGATGAGAATAGTACGGACGACAGACATTGAATGAGTCATAGATGTCCATTTTGTGGTTATGGCTGTCGGAGTTTTAGTGAACAACACAATCATAAATGCGAACCAGAAGCTAAGATGACGGGATTGCTTGCATGGCTTCCAAAATCTCCTGAGGAGATCAACGTTCGCGATGTAACATTCTTGGATGAGATCTACTTCTGGCCAAGACCAATCAAATGGAATAAAGAAAAGAAGAAATAATTGTTGCCGGATAGTTGAGTTGGTACAACGTCGCCCTGTTACGGCGAATATCGGTGGTTCGAGTCCATCTCCGGCAGATTCCCAGTCATCACTAATACTTACAAACCTAGACTAACGCGCCATTCATCTATGAATGATGCTTCCATTTCTTAAGAAACGAAAAACTCCACGAACTCAAGAGCCGATGCCTGATCGAATGGTCGGTCTATCTGGTGACGAAGAGCTTGAGCATAAGACTATCGAAGAGCTTATGAAGGCCGCAAAAGACGGTGACCATGGGCTATTCCGTTCATCTTTGGAAGCATTCCTATCACATCAATTTGATTGGGAGGGCGAAGATGCCGAATGAGCCAGGCGAAGTTCAAGACAAGCCAGATCAAGACGAACATGAAGGCATGATGGATCAATGTGCCCGTGAAGCAATGGCCGCAATCAATGCCAATGACCACGAAGGCTTCAGAGATTCAATGCATGTGTTGATGGCTGATTTTCTGACAAAAATGTCCCCTAAGGAGGATTAACCGTGATTCTCGATGCCAAGAAACTCTCTGCTTCTATTCGAATGAAGAAAAAGAAGATGCAGGAAGCTGATCCAGAGTTGGTCGATACCGATGCGCTCGTCGATTTTAATCCTAATGACCATATGCAAATGGATATGGAAGCCCGCATGGAGAACGCACTTGATTCTCCTCATCGTATTAATGCTGAAGACACTGCAGACGCGGAGTCAGAGCACGACGCCGAGACAATGGGCGAAACAACAGATGAGATGAAGCGCATGAGTCGTCTTAAGCGCATGCTCGACGCAATGGATCTGTAATGAATCCGAAGGATGTTGTTGAACTCATTGCTGCTCTTCGCGAGCAGGGAGTTACACATTTTAAGCATGGTGATTTGGAACTTACACTAGGTCCAGCACCTAGACCACAAGGGCCTAAGCTTGTTCCATCGACTCTTGAGAAGCCACCGATTGATTCAGACAAAGAGATTCCTGGTGTCGTTCATGAAATGCGGACTGTCTTTGCGATGAAAGACGAAGATCTCGTAGAGAGATTGTTCCCAATTCCTAAAGAGGATGAGGCTTAACTTTGGCTTATAGCAAAGAAGATATTGAAATGACCATGCGGCCTACTGAAAAGGTCGTGGAGGCATATACCAAGAAGAAGTTGCCTGAAACGTCTTACACTTGGTGGAATGCTCAAACTGAGAAAGATCTTCTCCAGCAAGTTCTTTCTACATGTGAATTCTTAAAGCGAACAAACGCAGTTCGTATTCGCCAAGCATCGATCTACACGCGCCTTGATTGCGGCAAGCCTCTTTATAACTTCATGTCGTCTAATGCGACTCTCGATTCATCCAATCAAATGCCTATCGGTCGCCCAACGGCCAACATTGTTCATGCGAACTGTGAAACTTTTGTATCTCTAATCACTCAGAACAAACCAAAGCCTACCTTCCTCACTGACAACGGTGATTACAAACAACGCATCCTTGCTAAAGAGGCTAACGCCTTCATTCAAGGGGAGATTTTCAGAACTAAAGCATATGAAAAAGCCGCCATCATGGTTAAAGATGGAACGGTTATCGGTGACGGGTTCTTAAAGATATGCCCTCGCCATGACAAAGTTCATATTGAACGAACTCTTGCGACAGAGCTTCTAGTCGATTTCCTAGATGGGTATTACGGATTCAATCGTCAGCTAATGCAGCTTAAGATGATGCCTAGGTCTGTGGCATTCGAAGAATTCCCAAAGAATCAAGATGCTGTCGCCAATGCTCAGTCTGGATCTGTAGATAGTACGCCAAAGAGTACAGAAACTATCTCCGATAACATCATCACTTGTGAAGCATGGCATTTGCCGTCTGCTCCAGATGCTAAAGACGGGCGTCACGTCATTGTATGTGATGATGGAGTGCTTCTTGATGAGCCTTGGACTAGAGCAAAGTTCCCATTCGTTAAATGGGGCTACAATCCGAACATGGTAACGACCTGGTCTCAAGGTCTAGCTGAGATCTTGATGCCGATTCAGATGGAGATCTATCGTTCTTTGATCGTTGCATCTCAAAGCTTAGAGCTCATGGCTGTGCCTCGCATCTATATCGATGAGATGGCTGAGATCATGGAAACGTCGTTCAATAACCGCATTGGTACGATCATTAAAGGTCGTGGACCTACGCCTCCGCAGATCCTTAACTGGCAAGCCAACACTCCTGAGTTCTATGAATGGATTCAATGGCTGATTAAGCTTGGCGCGGATATGTCGGGCGTTGCAGAAATGGCTTCACAAGCCAAGAAGAGTCCAGGTCTCAATAGCGGAGAGGCGATTCGTGAGGCTAATGATTTACAGTCTGCAAGGTTTGCTACACAGGAGCAGCGTTATCAGGATGTCTTCACTGAGATTGGTTATCACATTGTTGATACGGCTTCTGATATTGTTGAAAAAACAGGCAAGTATACGACAGTCTACCCGTCTAAAGACGGGACGAGAGAAGTAGACTTTAAGCAGATCAAGAAACTTAAAAATACTTACATTATACAATGCTACGAAGAGTCTGCTCTGTCTAAAGATCCAGCAGATCGACAACAGCAGCTGTCTGAAAAACTAGCAGCTGGAGAGATTTCACTTCTCGAATTCAGACGCTTATCTAACTTCCCAGACCTCGAACAATCGGACCGTTTAGCTCTAGCTTTAGAGGAACGCATCTTCTATTGCTTGGATGATATTATTGAGAATGGCGACAAGAATTGGGAAAAGATAGTTCCTGACAGATTCATGCTGGATCCAACCGACATGATGACTACTTATTGCACAAACTATATCAATCTCTATGCCCCGACGAACCTTGAGCCAGAGAAAATGCAGCTCTTAAGAGACTGGATTGTTCAAGTACAGAACATCAAAGATCAAGTGCAGCAAGAAGCACAAGATCAACAGATGCAAATGCAGGCAGCCGCTCAGGCCGCACAACAACCGCAGGGTCAACCCGCACAAGCCCAACAATCTCCTCAAAGCGCTGGTCTCCAGGTTGTTCCGCCAAATCCATCATTAGCACCGACATCACAAGTACAAGTTTAATCATAACAAGGAGTTACATATGGCTTATGAATTAGCCACGCTTGCAGAACCTAATGCTCAACCATCGAATCTATCACCCGGCATTAACCGAGAAGAGATGCAGTTAAATTCATTCTCTTCGGCAGACACTAGACTCGCTAATGCTATTGCTAAACTTCAGGGCAAACCCGTTCAAGAACTGCCAAAAAATAACGCTACAAACATTAATGAAGTGGTTACGGACGAACCTGTAACAAGCGGCGCATCGCTACCATTATCACCGCAGCTTGCAGCTCTTGCTCGTAAAGAACAAAAGCTAAGGCAAGACCAAAAGGCTCTGAAAGCTAGTGAATTAGCTATCGCAAAAGAGCGCCAAGAGTATGCCGAATTAAAGGCACTCAAGGAGAAAATCGCGGCCGGGGATTATTCCGAAGCTGAGAAGCTGATCGATTACGAGAAGTTTACTCAAGCGAAACTCGGAAGAGACCCGAAAACAGAGGAACTGGATAAAGTTCGATCAGAGATTGCAGAACTAAAAGCCGCTCAACACAAGGATGTAGAAGATCGGTTTAAGTCAGCAGTCCAGCAGCGGCGCACAGCGGTCATGGATTTAATTGCTAAGGACGACACGTTCAAAGCAATCAAAACCAAGAAAGCCGAAGAGGCAGTTGTTCAACTTATTCTCGATACTTGGGAAGAAGAAGAGATCGAGCTTTCTCCAGAGGCAGCAGCCAAGGCTGTGGAAGATGAACTCAAGGCACGCGCAAAGGAATGGGCGTCTTTGATTCAAGAAGAAGTGAAACAGGACCCAGTCGTTGAGAAGAAGGAACTTCCTCCTCTCAAACCTGGAATGAAGACGTTGACTAATAACATGGCTTCGACGGGCGAGATTAAACGCCCTCTTAAGCCGCTTCATACGATGACCGACACCGAGCGATACGCTGAGGCCCGTCGTCGTTATGAAGAAAAACTATCACAAGGAATGAGATAAAATATGTCAGTACCAGCAGCCAGTCAGTTTTCAAGTACACAAACAAACTTCGGTACGCTGAAGGAATTGTATTCAGACGATGCGTGGGTCATGAAAACCCTGATTCTGAATAATAACCCCGCACTTGCCATTATTGAGAAGGACGAGACTCCACTCGGTATCGGCGGTAAATACTTTACTGTACCTGTTCTCGCAGCAGGTGGTGGCGGTCGTTCTGCCAATTTCGGATTGGCACAAACGTCGCAATCGGCTCCGCTTACTCCTGAATTCCAAGTTACTAAGGTCAACAACTACTCGCTCTTCACTATCACTGGTGAATTCTTGCGCGCATCTGCTGAGTCTATTGGCGCGTTCATGCCCGGTATGGATACCAACGTTAAAGCTGCATTTGCAGTACTTGGTAACGATTTGGCACATGATCTTTTCGGCGATGGATCGGGAACTCGTGGTACTTATGGATTGGGAGCTGGCGCTATTAATGCCGGTGTGATCACGCTTGATAACGCTGGTACTGCAATGTTCTTCCAGCCTGGAATGATCTTAGCTTCGTGGTCTGTGAGTGGTTTGACGCCAACGCAATCAACTGCAGCTGCTCTTGGTTATGTAATCGCTGTTGATACAGGTGCAGGTACGGTTACTGTTTCTGCTACTGCAGGTGGAGCGGCTGGAACTCCGACTAACTGGTCTACTTCGTTCCCATATCTCGGTGTATACGGTGATACGAACTTCATTTCGAATGGTTTGTCATCGGCAAATATGCTCAAGATGGCAGGCTTCGGCGCATGGATTCCGCAAACAGCTCCGGGCGGATCGGATAGCTTCTTTAATGTGAATCGTTCGGTTCTCCCCTCGACTCTTGCTGGATACCGCTTCGTAGGTTCGGGCGAATCGATTCAAGATGCATTGATCGACTCGGTTAACCAATTGAATGCGCAAGCAACTCCTGCTGGTACGCCGGATTTCATCTTCATGAATCCGACATCTTATCAGTCGCTCGTGAAACAGCTGACTTCGCAAGGTGTGTATCAAATGGTTAAGGCTAAGATTAACGAGGAAGTCTCGATTAGCTTTAAGTCGCTTGTTCTCCCAACTGGTACTGGCGAGATCAACATCATTCAGGATCGTAACTGCCCGCCGCAGACTGCGTTCATCATCACAAGCAAAACGTGGAAACTTCGTTCGCTTGGTAAGTTGACTCAGTTCCTGACATGGCCGGGAGCTTATGACCAAATCGGTATTCCAGTACCGGGTCAAGATGCTGTGCAATGTCAGTTGGTTTCGTACAACAACCTGACTTGTAACGCGCCGGCAGCCAATGCGATTGTATCGCTTCCCCAGTAATAAAATCTAAGGCTCGGGCTTAAAACGCCCGGGCTTTTTAACGTTTAAAACATATATGAGGACCCATCCTCGTCTGACCAGACTAGAAGCGCTTCACAATCTGGCAGCATAACTTGAAGCGCATTAAGGGTTCTCATGGCTAATCGTCTTGGTAATAACGGCGGTCGTTTCTACGACTTTAACGTCCAACCTGTTCTCATCGATTGCAATTTCACTGTTGATGCTACAAATGGGAACGGTCTTGGCATTCGGAGTCTAAAGGGCTCTGGAGTTAAGAACGTATTCATGAATACATCTGCAGCATTCACTGCAACATATAATAACAGCGTGAACCTGACGGGTATCGCCTCTGGAACTGCAACTCTCGTTGTTGGAATGCCGGTTCAAGGATCTGGAATTCCTGTTGGTGCAAAGATTGCGTCAATCGTAAGCTCAAGTGCAATTACAATCTCAGCTGCCACAACTGGTGGAGCAACAACTGGGTCAGTTACTTATCAAGGATTAGGAGCGGGCGGATATCCGAACCCAAATCCTGCTGCTGGTTATGCTCTTATTCAGCTTAAAGAAGGGTATGTTAAATATACTGGTGGATTCTCTGGCTTTGCATCTCCTGTAACAGGATCAAACGTTGCAATCAATGGTACAGCTCTTACCGTAGGTCAGCCATACGTTATTGTTTCTACAGGTGTAGGATCAAATGGAACAGTGACGATTGCTCCAGTAGCCGATGTGTCTGGTTCTTTGGCTAGCACATGGTTTAGAATGTATGACGCTTATGGGAACACATATATTATTTGGTTCTCTGTTTCTGGCGTAGGTGCAGCTCCTGTTGGAGTTTCTGGGACACTTGTTCAACAATCAATTTCAACAAACGCTTCTGCTGCAACAATCGGCGCAGCGCTCGTTGTAACTCTCGGCGCTTTGCTTGCTGCACAGCCAGGAAATGCTTCTGCTCCTGCAGGAGTAAACAGCTATACAGCAACTGGTACTACAACTGTAACGGTAGTCAGCACTGCGGCTGCACCATTACCTGGTGGACCTGCTGATGGAACAATTGCAACTGGATTTACTTTTGCAGTTACGAAAGACCAAACAAACTCACAGAACTGGTTATCTGTTGGATTGCAACCTGGTGTTGTTCCTAACGTAGGGGCGGCATTTGTTGCAACTACGACTGGATATAGCTCTCGTGGTGGGTCAACTGGTTTGGTGAAAGTTCCTTCTGTATCAGGAATACTTTCATGCGAAGTTGTTGGTGATCCTAACCAAACACTTAGCCCTATTCCGGTGGGTGGATCGCCTAATGTTGGTGGATGGATTTTGGTCCAGTTCATCAGCGCAACATCTTCTAGTGTAACAACTCCGATTGCTACAGCTCCTGCTCAAAATGCGGTGGCCGGTATGTCGTTCAAAGTTGAATCTAAGAATGTAATTATCGCAGGAGAGTAAAATATAATGTCCATTCCTAGTGTCCCGTTAAATGCGGTGATCAATACAGGTAATGGGCAAATTGCACTTACCTGGCAACAAGTTGTTGGGGCAACGTCATATAACGTCCAGAGATCAACAACAGGAATTGTGGGGAGTTTCGCAACAGTCGGAACTCCTTCTGTTAACAATTTTCTTGATACGACCGCTCTTCAGGGAATTCAATATTGGTATCAGGTTGCATCTGTAAATTCCGGTACAACTGGAGGATTCTTATTCACAGTTTCTTCAGCTAATGCTAGCGGGTCTGCGCAATACACAAACAACGGCCAAACATTTCAAGTAAACGCGACTATTTCAACCGGTACATCTTTATCTACAACATCGACCGGTGCCCCTACGGCGTCTGGTACATTAACGAGAATCTCTGGATCAGGTGATTTCACTATTTCGTTCTCCGCTGCCGTATCGACAGGTGGACAATCTTCATTTCAAACAATGGGGACCAATGGCCAGCTGCTAACCGCTGTTCCATGTTTGCCAGGGCAGATCAATCTTGGTTATTTACGATATATGGTTCGCGTTCGCACTGAGAAATTGCTTTCTCAGTTCGTAACCGATGATCAATTGAATTTCTATATCAACCAATCAGCATTCAGACTTTATGACATGCTTGTTGGAAAGTATGGAGATGATTATTTTCTATCTCCTGGTCTCGTAATTCCGATGACAGGATTGACATCTTATCCACTCCCGAATGGATCAAACTATCTTGGATCATTGAATGCCGATGGACAGTTCTATGTTGGACAGGGATCAACACCGGCACCAGCTTGCTATAAGCTGAATGGTATTGATTTGAATGTTGGTGGGACTTTGGTTGGTCCTGCGGCTGGATGGATACCCTGTGCGAGACAGAACTGGTCTGATCGTGACAAATATACTTACGTCGGTCAGCAAGCAACTCTTTATAACGTATTTCAAATGTCATATCGTGAAATGGGAAATCAGGTTTATGTTTTCCCTGTGAATTCCAATACGACCATGCGCTGGTATTACGTTCCGATCATGACTCAGCTTCTACAAGACACAGACATGATGCCATTCTCTATTTCTGGTTGGTCTGAGCTTGTAATTGTCGATGTCTGTGTGAAAGTCTTGATTCAAGAAGAATCATTTGATGAAGCGGCTGCATTCGCGAACGAACGCCAGGCCTTAATTGATAGGATTAATGCTATTGCTCCGAATCGCGATGTTTCCTCTCCGAATACTGTCAGTAACACTAGACAGACTCAAGGAGACCCCAGCTTCAATGGCTGTGGTGGAAGCGGCAGCGGCTCGGGATTTAGTGGCGGATGGGGTTAAATGTCAGCACCACTATCTCCAAAGCTAGATTGGGCACTTGCGAACGCTTTATGGGCGGCTACGCTTAATCCAATCATTGCATCGCCACAATCTAGTTCTCAGATTCTCAAAAACATATCTCTCGTTGCTGGAACAAATATCATTCAGCATAAGCTAGGCAGACAAATGCAGGGCTGGTATTTCACGGATATCAATGCAGCGATTACTTATTACAGATCTGCTCCTATGAATTCCACAACACTTACTCTCACATGCAGCGGTCCAGCTGTTGTTAATATAGGGGTATTTTGAATGAAGAAAATAACATGGTTTATTCTAGTAAATCTCATTGCAAGTATTGCTTGCGCTGCAGTCAATACTCCGAACATGAGTTTAGTTCAGCCAACAATCGGTGTTGATTCAGGATTATTCTGGGAGCAATCGACGAATAGTAACTCGACTATTATCGATGGGCATAATCATACGCCTGGTTACGGTGTTCAGATTCCTCCAGCAGGATTAAATTTAAATTCAAACGTTACATTTCAGAATAATTCAGCAACGAATCTCAAGGCATCGATATTCACTCCTCAGGCATCGTTTGCGACTCTGTATTCAATCTATACGATTGGAAATGATCTTTATTATAATGATGGCGCTGGGAATGTAATTCAGCTCACCTCTGGCGGCGTGGTTAATGCTACTGCGTCAGGTATTTCAGATGGCAGCGGGAATTCTGCGGCTTTTGTTGGTGGTGTATTAGTCGTTAAAAATACATCTACGGCTCCAGACAATATCCAAGCTGCATCATTGTTGATGGGAAATGTCGGAACTGCATCGAGTAAATATCTGACATTGAATCCACCGGCAGCAATGGGATCAAACATTGCCGAAACGCTCCCCACTATTCCAGGATCAACTCTTCCAATGACGATGGATTCATCCGGGAATATGGGTACGGCTCAAATTGTTGCCGGACAGATTACAAGCGGAACAATAACCACAACTCAAATAAACGGATCTGCTGGGATCACGACTGGACAGATTGCGGCGGTTGGACAGCAAGTAAGCTCAAGCTGCGGATCATATTTAACTACAAGCACATCATATGCAAATGTCACGAATCTAAGCGTAACGATAACTACAACCGGCAAGCCAGTTGAGCTATCATTAATCCCAGATGGGACGAGCTCTGGATCAAGTCTTGGTTCAAACGTGACTATGACGCTTGAATTTTTCAATAGCACTTCGAGTGCGATTGTCGGCGTATATACACTTCCTACAAACCAATCAATCATAGTCCCGCCTCCTCCGGTGAAAGACGTACCGGCGGCCGGGACATATACTTACGTCGTTAGGGTTATTTTGGGATCTTCGGGTGTTGGCGGCGTTACCAATCTTAAACTATTTGCCTATGAGATTAAATAGTGGCGAAAAGCAATGTTCCAATAAATTTTAGCCAAGGATTGAATACTAAGGTAGATCCGTGGCAAACGCCTATAGGTCAGTTCGAACTTTTGCAAAATAGTATTTTCTCCAAGGGAGGGATGTTACAGAAGCGTAATGGATATGGTCTAATTACGATCAACACTCCGCCAAGCACATATCTTACGACGTTAAATGGAAATCTCACGTCTATTGGATCAACAGTAAATGCATATTCGTCGAGTCTTAATTCATGGATCACTAAGGGAACACTTCAACCATGTTCTTTAAGTGTGTTACCGTTGATAAGAAACAATTTGAATCAAACGCAGACAGACTCCGCAGTAGCAAGCGGAATGGTCTGCACGACATTCACTGAAACGAATACGACGACGGCGGCGGTCGTAACCCAATATCTTTTCGCTGTTGCTGATGTCGTGACGGGCCAAAATATTGTTGAGCCTACGGCAATTCCAGTAATTACGAATGGAGTTATTACTGGATCGTCTAGAGTTTTCGTGGTTGGTAATTATTTTGTAATTGTAAGTCAGGTCCAGGTTTCTGGATCAAGCTCTTATCTTCAATATGCATCTATCCCAATCGCCAATCCTGTAAACACAACGACGAACGCAGCAAATGTATCAGCAGCTCAAAATGTCACAGCGGAAGTATATGTTCCGGAATCTTCAAATCCTGGATGGGATGGGATTGTAGCGAACAACACTCTTGTTGTAGCCTATAATTCAACTACTACAGCGGTTGGCGTACATGTCGCGTCTCTTACGAATGCTCAGATCGCAAGTAATCTTGCAAGTACCGTCATCCATCAATTTAACAATGCGGCATACATTGGTGCGATTGTATCTGTTTGCGTTGATACGACTAATTCCACTAATCCTGTTTTTTATATAAGCTTTTGGAACAACTCGACAACAAATGGATATACCGCAGCGGTTACGATTGCATTCGGAACTATTACGCAGCAGTTCGCTCCTCAACAGATCATCACAAGTGTGGCTGTCGCGAATCTGGCGTCGGCCGCTCAAAACGGAATATCTACAATATTCTGGGAGACGACAAACTCCACTGGTAACTTCATCTCTAATATTACCGTAACTTCCGCAGGAGTCGTTGGAACTGCGTCGGTATCAGTTCGAAGTGTTGGTCTTGCATCGAAAGCATTTATTGTTAATGGAGTGATTTATTATCTATCGGCATTCTCGACATTATTCCAGCCGACATATTTCTTAATCAATGGATCAACCAGTACAAGTGCGAATCCTATTGTTGTTGCCAAACTCGCATATCAGAATGGCGGCGGATACCTGGCTCTTGGATTGCCAAACGTATCTATTACCGATGGAATCGCTCAAATCTCATACCTCTATAAGGATGACGTTGAGGCCTTAAATACATTGAGCAATCCTCAACTCACGACAGCTGGAGGAATTTATAGTCAAACGGGAATCAATCTCGTTTCATTTGACGTTGAGACCACAGCTATAAGCACGGCGGAAATTGCAAACAATCTTCATATCTCTGGCGGGTTTTTATCCATGTATGATGGATATCTTCCTGTCGAGCATAATTTCTTTGTCTTTCCGGAAACGATTAGTGCAATTTACACAGAAGACTCAACCGTTACTCCGACCGGTACGACAACGAATGGTTCGTTTGTTATTACCGCTGTTTCAAGCGTGTCTGGTGTCGCACCTGGTATGACAATTTCAGGAGCGGGAATACCGGCAAATGCAATTGTCGTATTAGTTGGAACAAGCGCGATCACAATGAATGTTGCTGCGACCGCGAATCATTCATCTGAAACGATAACAATACTTGGTAATATTCAAGCGGCCCCAACGGACGAAACTGCTGGTCTTGGCGCATATTATTATATCGCTACCTATGAATGGACTGACAATCAAGGCTTAGCTTATCGATCCGCTCCTAGTATTCCTATAACTTATACTTCTGCAGGATCTGCTGCTAAGGGATCTGTTGCGATCACAGTTCCAACATTGAGATTGACCGCGAAGATTGCAAACAAGGTTAAAATCGTAATTTATCGATGGAGTAGTTTCACTGAAGTTTATAATCAGGTAACGACAATTGCCGCTCCTGTGTTGAATGATACAACCATTGATACGGTTACTTTTGTCGATGTCTATCCAGATACTTCGATTGAGGGAAACAATATCCTCTATACGACCGGTGGCGTGGTTCCGGATTACAATTCTCCGGCTACATCGGTCATGACTCTATTCGATACAAGATTATGGTCAATCATCGCAGAAGATCCAAATACTCTTGGCGTAAGCAAACAAGTCATTGAGGCAACACCAGTTGAGATGTCTGCTATGTTTACTATCTACGTTGCACCGAACATTGGGACTACTGGATCAACTGGACCAATGCGGGCGCTTGCTCCGATGGATGATAAACTTATCATCTTTAAGAAAAATGCTATTTACTACATCAATGGGGTTGGCCCCAATAACCTGGGGACTACTTCTGTTGGATGTAGCTTAGGAAATTACTCTCAACCTATTTTCATTACCTCAGTCGTTGGCTGTGATAATCAAAACAGCATTGTCCTTACAGATAAGGGGCTCATGTTCCAATCTGATAAGGGTATTTGGCTTCTTGATCGACAGCTTCAGACTTCATATATCGGTGCTCCAGTAGAAGATTTCAATTCATCTGTGGTTACTAGTTCAAACGTAATACCGGAAACCAATTATGTTGTTTTCACTTTGGATAGTGGTCAGTCTCTTATGTATGATTATTATTATGGGCAATGGGGGACGTTCGTAGGGTTCTCATCCGTGTCGAGCTGTATTTACAATGGCTTGCACACTATTCTTGATAAATATGGACGTATTTTGCAAGAAACGCCTGGCCAATATTTGGATGGAAGTAATCCAGTATTGATGGCGTTTAATACGGCATGGATTAATCTCGCAGGCGTTCAAGGATTCGAGAGATTCTATTGGTTCTATCTTTTGGGAAGATATCTCTCGCCTCATTTCATTGAATGTGGAATTGCGTACAATTACAATGATAGTTTAGTGCAAAGTTCTCAAATTGATCCGATCAATTTCGCATCATCTGTTTCTTCTCCATATGGGGACCAGTCGGCACCTTATGGATCGCCTATTGATTTAGAGCAATGGCTCGTTCATGCTCAATATCAGAAATGCCAATCGTTTCAGATTCAAATTAGAGAGGTATTTAATCCAGCATTTGGCACCGTTGCTGGTCCTGGATTTACTTTGTCAGGACTCAATCTCGTTGCACTTATGAAGCGTGGAAGTCGTCCGATTTCTCAGGCTACTACTACAGGATAAGGATAAAAATATGAGCTGGACCGTTGATAAGAAATTAGCGTTCGTTCACAAAATGACAAAAGAGGCTTTGTCCAGCATCCCACATTATGATGCTGGTGGACCAGTCAGTGGTCCGACAACTCTTAACACAAATGGTGTAAATACAAATCAGTCCGGGCCGTCGTCTATTACTTCTCCGGTCACCAATACATATGAGAATTTGGGATATGGAGCAATCCCGGGCGTTACGAGTGCACTTAATGGAATTAGTAATGCATTCACTAATAACTTTCAAGGACAGGCCGCTCCGATTCAGCAAGGAACGAATGCTGGACAGTTAAATGCAGCTTATTCAGGAGCTCAGACTGGATTAAATAATCAAGCTGGTCTTGTTTCTCAAACACAACCAGGTGTTGCGCAAGGACTTGGTGCTCAAGGGGTATTATCAGGTCAGCTCGCAGCGCAGGCCTCAGGCCAAGGACCGAATCCTGCACAAGCAGCGTTGAATCAATCAACGGGACAGAATATAGCGCAACAAGCGGCATTAGCAGCGGGGCAGAGGGGCGCTGGAGCTAATGCTGGCTTGATCGCATCACAGAACGCACAACAGGGTGCCGCAACTCAACAGCAAGCCGTAGGACAATCAGCTACGCTTCAAGCACAACAGCAGTTGGCGGCTCAACAAGAACAAGCAGCTCTTGCCGCCCAGCAGGTTGGCCAGGGCGCGACGGCAGTTCAGAATCAGAATCAACAGCAACAAAATGAACAGAATATCCTTCAAGGCGCTAATACTTCTGCAAACAATGCGGCTGTGTCTCAGCAGTCTAATATTAATAACGTGAATTCACAGACTGCGGCTTCAAATCAAAATGAAGCAAACACAGTATTTGGTGGGATAACAGCCGGCATCTCATCTCTTTTCGCAGATGGCGGATATGTTTCTGATACACCGGCGTTTCAGCCTACAGCAAGCGATGTATCTAGTGGTCCATCAGTTCCGGCAACGTCTACTCTTCCAGTTTCGTCATCTGGTTCTTCTGGCGGATCTGGTGGTGGTGGCGCTGGAGCAGGTGCCTTGTTGGCTGCTCTTGCCAATGGTGGACAAGTTGGCCCACAGAGTGCTGTTGGACAATACTTAAATCAAGGCAGATCACAACAGATGCCCATGGCTGCACAGCCAATGCAAATGAATCCAGTACCCGCAATGGCAAATGGTGGAAAAGCGATGAGAATGCTTCCGCCAATGCATGGGAAAAATGAAATGCTCAAGGCTAAAGGCGGGAAAGTAAAGGCTGACGGCAAAGGACAAGACGCCAAAGTAAATCATGATAGCTACGCTAATGATAAGGTCCCTGCGCTTCTTTCTCAGGGCGAAGTCGTTATGGATAAAGATACGTTGAATGATCCGGGTCAAATTGGTCAAATGGCTAGAGCTGTTGCTCAACACATTCAGCAGAGAAACCAATCAAAAGGAAAACGTCGTGTTTAAGAATTTGGACGGATTCAAAAAAATTCACGAAGATAAAGATAAGACCGTCATGCAGCATAATAAGGGCCATAGAATCACGATAGCAAATCGTGCTTTACCGGCACTTCAAAGAAAACAGCTTCAATCGCTTCCATTGCATGAATGCAGTGGTGGTGCGATCAAAATGGCAGGCGGCGGTAAGATTGGGCATTACTATGACGGAGGGAAAACAGTTCCGCTGGTCGATTATGGCCAAAACTCTACGCCGGCAGATGTTCAAGACTATACTCCGGTCGCTCAAGGAACAGGAGTTGGTGATCAATTCAATCGTATTGCTGCCAATAACCTTCCGACAACCCCGGTACCGGCTGCGGGGCCAGCAAATGAATCTGAAGCAATTTCTGATGAGTTAGGTGTTGGAAAGAAATCTCAAGAAAAACAACCCCCGGCGCCCGTGGCCGATGAAGACGATGACACACAAGACGATACAGACAAACCACCAGTACCAGCGCCCGTGGCTGCGCCGCCCGCAGGACAACCAGGGCAACAGTCTTTCAATCCTAATGACATTATTGGTTTAGAATCTGCCGGAATTAAAGGACAAGCGAATGCTGAGTCTCAACTTGCACAAGCACAATTAGCTACTGAACAAAACTATCAAAAGCAGATGGCAGATGAGAATGTTAAATGGCAAGCCCAGCAACAGCAGATGTTCGGTCAGATTGGATCGTCTCTTCAAGACGTAAAGAATGGTCATATAAATCCAAATCAATATATGGAGAACATGAGCTCTGGCCAGAAGGTATCTACTGCCATTGGTCTGTTTCTTGGTGGATTATCTAGCGCATTTACACATCAAGGAAATCCAGCGATGGATATGCTGAATAAACAGATAGACAGAGATATCGATGCTCAAAAAACCGGTCTAAATAACAAGATGAATATCTATCATGCTTATCTTGATCAATATCACAATGCTGCCGCTGCAGAAAACATGACTCGCGCAACTCAGCTAGGTATTTATGGATCACAGTTAAGGGAAGCCGCCGCAAAGAGTGGAGATCCATTAGCACAAGCTAGAGCAAAAATTGGATTGGCTCAAATTCAACAGCAAATGTATCCACTGATTCAAAATGCTCAGCTCAATGCAAATGCCGCTAAATTTAATGGGACTTCCCCGCAAAATGGATCAGAGCCTGAATTCCAATCATTGCTTAGCAACTCTCAGAGAGCTGGCTCTCCTCTATATAAAGATCTACAAGAAAAATACATTCCTGGAGTTGGAGTAACCAAAATTCCAGTTCAAAAAGAAGATATATCGGAGTTGTCTACATATAAGAATCTCAATGACCTCGCAAAGCAAGCTCAAGACTTTGCTCAAACTACTGGGCGAACTCTTCCGGGAACAAATGCAAATCAAAAGGCAAATGATATTGCCAATCAATTACGTCTTCAGATTGGACAACTGGTAAACCTCAAGCGTATCAATGAATATGAAGCTAAGAAATACGATGATCTCGTTAGATCTCCAGGAGCATGGAATCAAGGATCAGCAATTCAGTCGTTCAAAGATTTGAGATCGGATATTGCTGGAAAAACTCAAAGTCTTGGTCAGAAACTTGGCATCACGCCGTTCAGGAGATAAATGGCAGATTTTGATGCTAATGAATTTCTAAATAATGAACCGGCGAGCGGAGCAACTCCTTCTCAGCCCGCAGCAAAACCAGCCGCGCAGCCCTCGTCCGCATTTAATGCGAATGATTTTCTAGGAAATGAGCCTGGAGTTGGAGATGCCGGAGTTGATCAGCGCCTTGCTCAATATGATAACTTACAGGCTAAATACGGAACTCCTGGGCAACAAGCAATTGCTGGTCTCGAAGGCTTAGCTCAAGGTGTTGTTGGATCTATTGCTCCGGCCGCCGAAGTTGCTACTGGTCTTACGACTCCAGAAGCCATTCGCGGAAGAGAAGAAGCCAATTCTTTAACTCACGGAATAACTAAAGCTACTGGCTTTGGTGGATCATTGCTTGCTGGCGCTGGTGTTGGACGCGCTGTTGGTGCTGTTGGTGAGGGCGCAGCGGCCCTGGCTGGCTTGGGCGATGTCGCAAAGGCTACCGAAGCGGCTTCTCAAGCTGAAAAATTAGGCGCTCCGGCTATCGCGGCGGCATTTAGACCAACTATACAGGCGCGTCTTGCTGCCACTGGAATCAAGACAGGCGCCGAGATGGCAGCACTTCAGGCAGATGATGAAGTGTCGAAAATGATTACTCAATCAGATCCAAATCAATCATTAGGGTCTGCTGCAATTAACATTGGTCTCTCTGGAATTATGGGCATTGGCGGTGGCGCTGCGCTCGGAGTGGTGAGCCCTCTATGGTCCACGGCTAAGAATATGATTGGCGCCGAGAAGGTAGCTAATGACTTCATGGGTGAGACAAAATTCTTACGAGAAAATCCAAATCTAGCCGAAGGCGCGGCAAGCGAAGTAACGACCAGAATGGCAGAGGCAGATCAAATATTAAATGGCGGGCTTAAGGGTAAAGCGATTGCAGCAACACTTCCTGATGCTACACCAGAGAATCTCGGTAAGATTGACGCCCATTTGAGCGATATTGCTCAACAGGGACAAAAGAGGATTCAGGAGGCATCTGAGAATGCATATTTAAAAGGGGCTGTTCCTAAGCTCCAACAAGATCTGAATGATTATCTTGAAGTAGTAACGAATCCACAGGCGTCTATTGCTGACAAGTGGGATGCGCTTGATGATTACAAACGCGCAAGCCAGGGTCATGCGAATTACAATATATTGACTGGCGGAGCTGAAGATAAGGCTCTCTCAAAATGGATTAAACCATTCAATGCATCTCTTAGAGAAGCCGCTGAAAATACCGATGTCTGGGGTCAGGCTGGTGATGTTCAAAAAACTGTGAACAAAGCCACTTCCGCTTTGTATGATGCCCAAAGCGATTTCATTGCAAAAGCTACCGATAAAGAGCTTGGCGAGAGAGTCGCTAGTCCGACAAAACTTCAAACTCTTATCAATACTTCCGAATCAGGCAAGGTTGGAGTTAGACAGAATGCCGTTAAGAATTATTTAAAGGCGACACAAGATGCTGCCGATGCTATTAATGCCGTTCATATCAATAACGGCTTAGAAGCTCCGTTAGAATCAAAGTTAAATTCAACACCTGTTCTTAGCCATGTTTTAGATACGCCGATAACTGCTGGCAGAAGCCTTGCTCAATGGGCGCAGCGCAAAGGAACGCAGGCTCTCGCTCATTCTGTCGGAGAGGCGGCGGCTGGTGTTACTGGCGGTGGTTTTGGTTCAATTATTGGTCATCCTCTTCTTGGCGCGTGGGCTGGAGAGAAACTTTTAACTCCAGTTTTCTCAGCACTTGCTAAGCCGTTTGCGGAGAACGCCATCAATAGTCAGGCTATGAAATCCAGTATTGATTTCGCTGCGAATTCGGCTAAGGGAGCAACTATTTTAAATAAGGCAGCTGGGGCATTTTTCAAATCTGGTGAGATTGTTCCACAAAATCTTTTGCCAGATGAAAAATCAAGACAGAGGGTAAAATCACAAATTGCCGCGATCAGTGGAGATTCTCAGTTTGCTAAGAATGTTGGTGGAAATATTGGTCACTATTTACCAGATCACGCGGTTGGCGCAGGAATGATTGCAGCGAATGCGGTCAACTATTTGAATACATTAAAGCCAAAGCAAACAATGAATAATCCATTAGACAGAGAACCTGCAATCAGTCGCGTTCAAGATCAGAAATACAATAGAGCGATTGATGTAGCTGAGCAGCCGCTGCTGGTTTTGCATCATGCTCAAAAAGGATCTCTCCAGGCTCAAGATGTTCAAACGCTAAACACATTATATCCATCTTTAAGAAAAGAGATGGTTTCTAGAATAACCGAAAGTATGACGAATCATGTAAGCGCTGGTAATGCGGTCCCATATCACCAAAGACAATCACTCAGCATGCTTTTAGGATCTCCACTTGATTCAACTCTAGCACTGCCAATAACTCAGGCAGTGATGAAGGCAAATGGTTCTCAGCAGACATCTCAAGCGCAAGCACAGCCACAAGGGCAACATAAAGCATCTGGAAAAGAACTAGACCAGATCAATAAAGTGAATCAAATTTACAACACTCCGATTGAACAAAGGCTTCAGAATAAAAAAGCTTAACGCTGTAAACATTAATGTAAGAACCTGCGGATTAGCACCGCTAACTCTTTTTTAGAGGGGATGATATGTCCGGGAAAAACCAATATCCTTTAACGCTTAATTGGCAGTCGACAGACCCACGGACGGGATTCCTACCTACAAATCCAAATACTGTGAATGGAAGCAAGCCGTCTGGTATGGTTGGTGGCGTGATGACATCGACAAATGTCATCTATTCTCAGATCTTTGAATTATCTAGAATGGATAATATCGGCTTAGAGATTGCTTGGAGTGGAACGCCAACAGGCACCTTGTTGGTCTATGTTTCAAATTCTGGAATAAATTGGCCAAGTCTAGTTTTTAACCCTGCGTATGCTCAACCATCTGGTAGTGCTGGAGTTGAGGGATTAAATATCAATCAATACCCATTCAAATGGATGATGCTTCAATATACTAATGCATCTGGATCTGGTGTTTTGACTGCTTATGGACAAAACAAGGACCTCAATTAATGGCAACCGACTATCATGTATTTACATGGCCAGGATCAGGTGGGGGCGGCGGAAGCTCTGGGTCTCAATCTGCTGCAATAGCTGGAAGTTCATCTTCTGCGTCTGTTGTATTCACAATTCCATTTGGAAGCACTAACTATGTTCCCCTATGGTCCATCACAAATACTGTTGATGCGGCTCCAATATTTTTAGACGGATATATTTCTGCGAAATCATCTGCTGGATTTACGGTTACTTTTAATGCTCCGACTGATTCGTCTAACTACATCTTCAACTACGCGGTGTTCGCCTATGTTTAAATATATTATTCCATTGCTTTTATTATGCTCAATTTCTGAAGCTCAGACGTTCACAAAGGGGAATAACCTTTATGAAGTACCTGTATCGATAGCTACGGCGGCGAGCACAACTACGCTTACCTGTCTATCTGATAAGAACGAGCAATTCACTGGGTCCACAACTCAGTCGGTTGTTTTGCCTGCGGCAACAGCTTCTGGATGTTTGGTTGGCAGAACATTTTATATTTCAAATCGTTCAACTGGGACTATCACGATAAAATATAATGATTCGTCGACAGCTCTAACATTGCTCGGCGGAAATCAGGCTTATTTCATTCTAGAGGCTAATGGCACGAGTAATGGAACATGGGATATTGGAGGCACACAGGCTCCTCTCGCAATGGGGACAGTTGGTTCATCTCCGAATGCAAATGCGGGAGTTATTTCTGCTGGTGTTCTGACTCTAGAGCCAGCAGATGCGACTCATCCTGGAGTTTTCACCGCCATTGCTCAGGCTCTCGGTGGGAATAAGACCCTTACTGGGAATCTCAACATCACTCCTACCGGAACGACGGATGTTATTCTGACTCTGAATCAAATGACGAGTGGTACGGGAAATGCTTTTGAATATTATGATCAATTCGGCGCTCGTCAGGCTTATCTGACGGCGGCTGGATCGTTTTACACCAATGCGTATGTACAGCCCGGTGGCCTTCGCATGAATGGATTGACTTATCCAAATACTATCTATAATAGCGGTAATCCTATTTCGATTACTACGACAGCTGGAAATGGTATTGCGATTGATACATCAGGTAATACTGTAACAACCGGCACCGCTACTGTCGGCACTTCAATTATTCTTGCTGGCTCATCTTCTGGAACGGTTGGTTTTTCAGCTCCAGCCGCCGCAGGCTCAACTCTCTACACGCTGCCTGCCGCAGATGGCAGTGCCAATCAATGTCTCGCTACGAATGCTTCTCATGTCCTTTCATGGATCACACCTGCTGGTACTGGAATCACCGCATTGACTGGTGGAGTAACTGCTTCAGGATCTGGGAGCGTAACGGCTACAGTTGTGACCAATGCCAATCTTACCGGACCAATTACTTCGGTTGGCAACGCGACTTCTATCGCATCTCAAACTGGAACTGGTACAACTTTTGTCATGAATACCGCTCCGACGATGACCAACCCTGTCGTCGGCACGCAATTATCAAGCGACAACAGCACAAAGGCCGCATCGACAGCTTATGTGCAAACAGCTCTCGCACAATTAAATCCTGCCGCTGCCGTCGTTGCTGCATCGACGGCTAACGTCGCGGGAACCTATACGAATGCCGTGAGTGGTGTTTGTATAGGGGATACGTTCACAACTACGGCCACTACTGCATTTGCTCTTGATGGGCAAAGTCCCGCAGTTGGAGCTCGCGTATTATTGAAGAATCAAACCTCTACTTTTCAAGATGGCATTTGGGTTTTAACAACCCAGGCTGTTGGAAGTGTATCCGGTGCAATTCTAACGAGAGCCTTAGATTTCGACTCCTCGGCAGATATTAATGCTGGGTCTATTGTTCCGGTTGTAAGTGGAACCGTGAATGCCGGATCATCATGGTATCAAACGGCAACAGTTACAACATGCAATACCGACGCGCAGACATGGATTCAGTTTCAGGCAGCGTCATCTTCGTATTTACTCGCGGCAAATAACCTGTCTGATGTCGCGACAAAAGCAACTGCCTTCAACAATATTTCACCAATGACGACTGGTGGAGATATTATCTATGGCGGAGCAAGTGGCGCAGGAGCTCGTTTGGCGAACGGATCTTCTGGGCAGGTTCTGACGTCGGCTGGCGGAACAAGCGCTCCGACATGGTCGTCTGCTCCCGCTCCTGTTGGTGTTGTAGCAAGAAATTATCTCATCAATGGTGGATTCGATCTTTGGCAGCGTGGGACATCGTTCACTGCCAGCGGCGCAACATCGGTCCAGGGGCAAACAGCAGATCGATGGGTGTCTTCTGGTGTTGGCGCCACATCTGTCGTTACTACGACTCAAACAGCAGGTGTTGTTGCTGGATCTCGTTTTGGAGCCCAAGTTAAAATTACAACAGCTCCAGGATCTTTTGGAAGCTTCGGTCCATTCTTCGCGCAATTTGCCGAGAATATTGTCTCAATCCAAAGTCTGTATAACACGCCAATTTCAGGTTCTGCATATGTAAAGGCGTTAGGAAATACTAATCAGGTTTCAATTTCAGCGGCGTATAATACGAGTTTATCAAGCAGTCTCGCAAACGCATCTGCGATTTCACTTATAACCTGCGCAGTCAATACTTCAACGTTCACTCTCTGTAGCTTCACTAACCAAACGACAAGCACGAGCCCTACTACTTCTGGAGTAGTAGGTCTAGAAATTGTCGGATCGGGAGCTAGCTCCGGTCACGTTACAGACCTAAACAATGGGTTCATCGTCGAACAAGCAATGCTTAATACGGGGACGACTGCTGCGACTTTTGTGAGAGCCGGTGCGAACTTCGAAGACGAGGTTCATATGGCGCAACGATTCTACGAGAAGACTTTTGATCTAACTGTAAATCCAGGGACATCAACAGATAACGGAGCAATTACATTCACTGTAAACGGCCTAACAAGTACCTCTGGTCGGACCGAAGAGAATACATGGGATTACAAGGTAACAAAACTTCAAAACGGAACAGTTACGACATATGACGGAGCCGGCGCTTCTGGAAAAGTAACAACAGAAGCCGGCAACGGAATTACTTCTGGTACAGAGCATCAAGGAACTAATTCTGTATCTATTTATACGAATCCAAATACAGGTACAGCAGCTTCAATGGCTCTTAAGTTTCATGCAACGTGTGATGCGGAGTTTTAAATGAGCGAAAAAGATGAGCTAGAGGCATATTTCAGAGCTCAGACGAATATCAGGCTAGCTTCTATTGAAGAGAAGATGGAATCACATTTTGAAAAAATAAACGCTAAGCTAGATCGGTCTATAGGATTTGAGAAGATGATAATCGGCGGATCAGTCGCAGTTAGTACAATTGTATCAATCGCAATAGCAATTTTATTTGGAAGATGAGGAACTAAATGTCATTACCTGCAATTCTCCCAGCGACGTCTCGGCAAATCCCTGATCATTCCATCTTTGATTACTACAACAAACAGACATACCTAGGTAATCAATATTCAGCATCTCTGACGACTACGGTAGGAACGTCGGAATTACCTATACTTCTTTTAAGAAGTGTAAGCACGAGTCTCGCGCTGTTTCAAAATCTTTTGAACGTGGTTTCTTTGACTGCATCAAACAATGTTGTTATCAAAGTTTACGTTAATCCAACGGTAACTGGTAACGGCACACCTTTGAGTCCTGTTAATAATCGTGTGGCTTACGGAAACAACTCTAAAGGACTTCTAACAAGTGCGCCTTCTGTAAGTGCTAATGGAACATTAGTTAATATTATATCTAGTCAGTCTCTTATAAACGCTCAATCAAATATTTTGACCGTTCTAGATAATGCGCAATCTCTTTTGGTAACCGCTACTGCATCATCAGCATCTACTTCTGTCGAGACATTACTTGGCTGGTACGAGCTATGAGATTCATTCCTTATTACCAACGGTATCGACAGTCCATTGTCCTGCCTTAAGGCGTGCAATCTTAAAAATGAATGGAAACATTTCTGCGGCGACTTTCATGCGAACGTTGCTAGCGTCTCGCATGAATCCCTTTACTTCATGAATTTCCAAGGTTCGATCTTTCTTCATGACAGCAAAGTCAGGTGTCCAGTTTGTATTATCAGCTAGGCGAAAGCGAATTCCCTCAAATTTGAACCATACAACTTCTGGATCAAACGCTAATTTGTCAGCATATTTCGCCTCTGTTCGGTTCATTTGACCATATTTAAGGCGACCCAATGCTGTATCTTTAAATCTCATCATCCCCCCATCGAAGCATATCGAACGATGTCACGTCCACCATCCGAGTAAGGCGGCCGCATACGCAAATGCAGCCAAACAGAACACAAATATTTCGGGTGTCGGATCCCAATGTTGATGGTTCTCTTTGCCAAGAGCGCCAGTGCCTAAAAACATGAATAATCCAGGCGGAACGAACCATCGCATGAATGACCAAATATCGCAAAAGACTGCGGACCAATGTTCATTCATGTGAGGGCTTTCTCTCCCGTTATCTGTCTGAATGAGACAGCGTTTGGTTATCGTTTATGGCCGTACAAAGCCTTGTACAGTTCACAATCTGGATCTAGCGGCACTGGTTTTAGTTCTCCGCTGTCGATCTTGCGTCTCAGTTCTCGTTCATATTCCCGCTCTTCTTCAGATAGAAATCCGTTCGCCTCAAGAAAGTCCAAATGACTCTCGTAGCCGCCCCTAGAAACCATAATGTTCGGGCTGTAATCACGGTCGTGCTTACGAATGCGCATATTGGCTATCAGAATCAAAACGACTGCTGCGATTATGGCGAAAAACATTTTACTCCTCGTTCGTTGTCCATGAGAGACAGAGCGTTTTGTTATTTAGTGCCGATTGCGTTTTGAATAAGGCTTATCATCGCTCGAGCAGAGTCGTTGATGGCCGCTCCCGCATTCATACGCGCCAGGTGTTCAAATTCACGCTTTGCTCCACCTAGAGCACTCATCAAAACGTCCATTTTCTTTTTGTCTTGTTGCCACTGCCAACGGCTCTGTTCAATCATATATGTAGTGATGAAATCAGCTTCATCATTGCCATTTTCTGGCGGTTTTTCGTGCCCAAACACCTGCCATGCTCTAATGCGAGCGGCGCTTTCATCAAACTCACTCATCTGCCTATTCCTTCCGCACTCTGTCTATAGAAGTCAGCGTTGTCATTTGTTACGAATCGCGTCTGCTTTGGCTAAAGTCTCGCGAGCATTACATGGGTTTTGTCCAGCGCACCGACTGCCGCATTCAAACTTCAGCCCATCCCTCAAAACCTTATTCTCTTCCTCGAGCTTCATGAGATTTGTCGAGTAGTCGTAATGCAAACGCCCTAGAAGAGAGTCGGTCTCGCCAAGACACTTCATTTCCAGACCAGCGATATCTGCGACTGCTCCGATATCATGTTCTTTTAAATATTCGATTATCGATTTTCCGCCTAACAGACTGACAGGAACATCCGCACCGAATCCGACAAGGAAAAATAAATCGCATCGCAATTTGAATGCTTCATTACTCAACTCATCCTTAGCTTCGGGAGATGGCTTCTTCGCACATGCGTGGTTGTCATCAATGCCGAATGCTCCGCAGTTATTACAACACCTATACATCACTCACCTTTCATCGCACTGGTTAGGATTTTAAAGGCTTCTTGTTGAATCATATAATCCTCAGCTTTGCCTGAATATCTAATGGCGCGATTCAAGATTCCAATTTCCTCCCTCGTCAGCACGACACAAGTCTCGCGGACATGGCGGCATCCGGCTAGGAATGCACGGGCACGGATTGCTTCTATTT